CCTATTAGATTCCAGCACCAGTACCATTAGCATTATAACGGTAGAAGTGATTATTAAGAAGGACAATCGCTAAACGACCAGCAACAGTAGCATCGTCGTTATCGGGGGTGTCTTCAAAACCAACAATTCTCAGATTGAGAGTATTAGTAGTGTTGACAGTCGAAACAGCTAACTCACCATACGAAATTCCGTTAAGAGAGTTACCAGTGATCCCTGTTGCTAGATTAGCGTTTGCATGAACAATCAAATCTGCCGCAGCCGCATCACAGTTGATTAAAAACAACTGGTCCGGATTAGCAGAAATTAAACCAGTTACAGCGGTATTAGCTTTAACTGCCGCAGTTCCTGGATATTGGTTATTGAAAGTTGGAGTTCCGTTTAAATCGGTGTATTCACACCCCATAAAAACGCCCAGTATAGGTACTGTGCCACCATTGGCGTTTCCTACTATATCCAACATACCATTCGCTAAAGGGATAACGGTTGTGCCTTGATAAATGACACTCGCCGAACCTGCTGTTGCAATGGTTTGTATGGGGTAGGAAACTAATCCGCTTGTGTTCGCACCTGCACCGAGCATTTTATATGGACGTAGTCCAAAGGCAGCATCTATATTTGCCATTACTCAGTTCCTCATATTAATTAAAAGTTAAGACGGCTTTTCACCGCCGCCAAATTTAATATCTGATTGCCTGTTCGGTTTAAGAATAGGCATTCTAGAGTCGTTTTCTCTTAATAAGTCATTGTCAATCGCGTCCATTGCTTCGGACGTTCTTTTATCATAATAAGCCGTTCTTTGTTGACGTAACTCTAAAGGAAAACGTGCAAGAAGCAGACCTCCTTGACCAAGAACACCTGTATGTTTACCATCAGATATTGCTTCGCCATCCCAGTCTGGGTATTCATCAGCGCGAACTAATTCGAACCCTTCGCGTAACCTTGCCGAAATGTTTTTTCTATCGTCAAAACCCATAACAGATTCACGGATCCAACGATGACAAAAACCTTCCGGTGGTGGTGGTGCGTCTAATGTAGACGGTGGTTTCCATTGTGTCGGTCTAGAGGATTTATTTCTCGACTGACTGTTGCGTGGACTACGATCAGTTTTTGGTTGATCAGCCTTCACGGATTCATTCACTAATTAATCACTCCTGAGTCTTATTTTTTCAAGTTGTCTTCCGTATTCTGCTCGTGGAACATTTAGCTTGTCTGCCATTTTAGCCTCAGATTCTGTAAGTACAACCTCTTTTTTTCCTCTTTTGTTTACGCGCACCCTAGAAGCAGAGGCTACTCGGGGTGACTTTCTTTTCTTATCCTTTTGAAATTTATGAGGAAAGGCTACTTCTATTCGGTTGTTTAGCTCCGTATAATAACTTTCAGAATCATTCTGTGGATCATAACCTTCTGATAATAAAGACTCATGCTCGGCTAAAGCTAACAAAGTCATGGGTCTATCTTCGCCAAACCATTCTCTCTCACTAGCCCATTTTTGTGCAACAGGATCTGTTTGATTAACAACGGGCTGTTGGAAGGGCTGTTGGAAAGGCTGCGTAGGTCTATTAAAAGGAGCTTGAGTTGGCTGCTGTTGTGCTGCTTGCTGTCTTTTAACTCTGGATACTTTATCTTTGTCGTTTGCAACATTAGACAAAGCAATTTGAATATCCGCTTGTTTTTCTGAGTCGCCTAAATCAATAGCTTTTTTTAATTCTTGTTTTAATATTTTTTCTTGAGTCTGAACACGGTTATCAAATTCATTGACAAAAGCCCCATCTAAATTGATAGTTTTTTGTTTTAATTGATTGTTTTCGTGTACAACTGCTTGGGCGTATTCAGTAGCAGCGTGTTCTCTTCTTTCAGATTCTCTTAATTTGGCGGTCATCTTATGAATACGTTTTTTTACGTTTTCACTGTAATCTCTTAGCTCAACATCTTCTGTAGAGCTTTCTTCTTTTCCTTCAACAACGGCCTCGGTCTCTTCGTTTTCCGTGTCTATTTCGACTACGACATCACTAGAGTCTTCTTCGTTTTCTTCTACTTTAGCTTGTGCTTCCGCCATAATAAAACCCCTTCTAAAAATGAACTATATCGTCTGGGTGTTTAATGGTTGCTAATATTTCGTCGTCATTTAACAACCTAACTTCACCACCTTCTATTCTGAACCGACTGCCAGAATACCTTCCGAAAATCACCCAGTCGCCTTCTTTACACCAAGCATGGTCAAATTTTTTCTTATCTTGGTAAGCATCCGGTCCAACTTTTAAAACATATCCACAAACAGTGGCTACATTTTCTCTGTCGACATGAGCTTGAGGTAAGACAATTCCACCTTCCGTTGTTTCTTTACCTTGATACGGAAGCAGAAGGATGCGCCAACCAGTAGGCAATGGCATCCTTTCTTTAACAGAGTCGTCTATTTTACTGGGGTCTAAAGATAAATTTTTTTCCGGCTCCACATAGGCATCTGCTATGCTGCTAGGTTTATCTTTATTTTTTAGGGGGATTACTTTTTCTTCTTTCAAATGCGAGGGAACAATTAAGTTACTCATCGGGTTCCTTTATTTTATCTAGCAGGAGTTTTAAATCCTGTTCTAAAGCTGCAAGTTCTGCGACAACTGCTCGCAATTCCTTGTATGTGGTGTAATCTGGAACAACACCAAAACAAATCATTTCTTGTGTTGATTCTCTTCTCTGCCTAAGTATCTTAAGCATATTATCGTAAATGTAAAGGTCTAAACTCATTTTTCTCTAGCAACGTGCTTAATTTTCTCGAAAGTTCTCATACCACCCAATCCTAACATACCCATTAAGACAGGTAACATCGTTTCTGTGTTTGCTTGTGGGATTTCAAAACCAAACCCCGAAGCCAAAGGAGATAGTAAAAAATTAACCAAAAATCCTAAAACACATACCCATCCTGTTGCCGGTCTCCATCCCGCCACAAACAAATTCTTATGGGCAACTTCCACTTTATTGATTTCTAACTGGGCCTTCATTAATTCTTGGCTGTGTCTTTCGCTCATTGTTGCTATTTGGTGAGCTAAGGCAGCTTTTTGGTCTTTGTCTTCTATGAACTTGTCCAGTAAATTAGTGACTGGTCCAATCAATTGGTCTAACATTACTTTCCTCTTGTTCTTTCTCGGGCCGTATCGTTACGCATTAAAGCTATGTCTTCGGTACTACTGATTCTACGGTTTTGTATTTCCATATTTCGAGCGTTTTTCTCTTGTTCAAACTGTAATCTTTGTTGATCGTATTGTTGATCAGACTGTTGGTCTGTCTCTTTTAAATCTAGTTCGCGTTCTTTTAAAGCAATTAATGGATCATCATCTTCACCAGACGGTGGAAGATTAGATTGATAGTCTTCTATCAACTGTGCTTGTGTTTGCGCTACTAAAGCAGCCATTTCATCTTCGGATTGTATTCCCATTTGTGGGGCTTGTTGTTCCGCAATCACTTGAGCTTGTAATCCTAAGTGATCATAAATATGTTTTTCCAAAGTCAGCAAAACAGGAGGCTGCTGTTGAGCAACGGCACTTTGCATGTAAGACATATGAACCTTGATATGTGCCTGATGGTCTTGTTCCGGAAAGGCTTTCAACTCCCCTTGTCCTTTAGCTGCATCGCTTGAATTTTGGTTTTCAGTAGCGGGGTCTACAGGAGAAGAAATAGGTTCTTCTTTTAAAATTTCATCTATGTTCTGTACCCCTAATGCCTGATACACACGGGTATAGGCTTGGTGCATGTTGTGCATTTCTGGGTCTGCGGTTGCAAGTTTTAACTGCTCCTGTGCTAAAACCACCCTTTGTGACATGCTGAATATATTAGGATCACTTACAGGTAAAATGTCTATTTTATTATCAAAATCTTCAGACTTAACAACTTCTTCCGACTCAACTTGGTAAGGATAAGGGGTAGGGTCTTCGGCAAACAACTTTGCCAACATTTTTAATTCTATTTTCATACTGGCGTACATGCGCTTATGCACCGCCGAAACAATACGAGAACCCCGTTCCAAAAGGGCAATAGTGGTTCCTACTGGCATTTCTTGGTTACTATCTCCTACACCCATATCAGTTGTGCCAACAAACCGTTGGGCTGCATCCACCACAAAACCCATTAACTCAAATAAAGTCCGGCTTGGTTCCTTATAAGGTAAAGGGATCAAACTGGCTTTTATATCTCCTCCGGGAACATCGATGTCACGCCACTCTCCAGGATTCAACGGATTTCCTTGGTCTGCTATTCTTAAGCCTCTAGCTTTAAAGCCAGAAGGCATGTTGGCTAATGTTCCCGCATCTACTAATTGGCGTAAGGTACTGGTAGCCGTTCTACTCAAATTTCCTATTAAATGAACAAGACCAAAGCCATAAAAGCCCAGTCCTGGAGTAAACTTGTATTGAACAAAATAGGGAATTCTTTGGGTTAACACATCGTCTTCTGCATAGTTACGGCTTATGCGTAGGATAGTATTCATGTCATCACAGACAGTTACAATATAAGGAAGTTTTAGTTCTGTTGGGTTCCCTTCTTCATCTTCATGGGGGAACTCCTCTAAATCTAAAAAGCAATGACACTCATATAAGGTTACTTCTTCATCGGAGCCAGTGTTCTGTATGCCTTCTAACTTATCATATTCATCTTGGATAGAATCAGAGCTACTACTTCCACTTTCTCTGATTTTTGTATCGGTATAAAAACCACCCAACTGCATTCTCAGCAATTCATTTTTAGACATTTTTACAACGTGGGTGATTCTTTCTGCTGTTCTTAAGTCGGTAGCCGAGTAAGGGACAAGTAAATCTTCAGCGGGTACGAACTTACTAACCACTTTTTGAAGGGAATCGTCATAGTAAACTTTCTTAAACGCACTACCAGCAAGACCCAGAAAATAAAGCATCTGGTCGAATTCTGCTTCATACTCTTCCATGCCATACATGATCTGATAATTCATGTATTCTTGCACCCGCTGTGCCTGTTTTTCTATTTCTGGGGTGGACTTCCCTACAATTTGGGCATTAACAGGGCCGCTACTGGGGAGTAATTCTTTATAGGCTTGGGCTTGAAACTGTGTAACAGCTTCATTTAATACAGGGTGGGTAACTCCGGTAGCTCCGGCAAAAGGTTGGGTTCTATCTTGATAGCGTAGCCCTAAAAGTTTTAATCCTTTTATATAGGCTTCGGACCATTCACTACGGCTACTTTTGTCATCTTCTACTCCACCAAGAACTTCAGATTTTATTTTACCTAATGTTTGGTCTTCTAAATCTGGGGCTAGATTTCCAAAAAAATCTGTTAAGACTTCTTCGTCCTCGTCCTCTTCTTCTTCTGGTAAGAGTAGCTCCGACTCGTCTTTAACTATAAAGACATCTGTTTCCTCTTCTTGGGGGGTTCCTTTTCTTAAAAGAATTTCTTCTTCTTCGAAAGAAACTTCCTCGTCCGTCAAGCCACCTAAAGGTGCTTGTACTAATGATCGGTCAATGTTACTTGGTCGCGGAGTCTCTGCCATTAGTAATATACTCTTTCTTTAAGTACGGGGTCGTTGTCTTGATGATCTTCTGGATGAGTAATGAAACCGCCTTCTCTAAAACGTCGTAATGCTTGAGTTACAGTGTCTACATAATCATCATGCTCTCCGGAAGGAAAAGCACCGCACTCTTCAATTACTTCTTCTGACCAACGGGTGTCAGGAGCCCATACTAACCCACTTTCAAATAATGGGGCAATGGCATTAACCCGTGACATCTTATCATTGCCACGGCTAGGAGTATAATTTGTTACAGGAATGCCCATTGTTCTCAGCTCTTGGGTTAGCGGCATACCACTGGCTTTAGCCTCTATCAATACCATTTCGGGATCCCAATACTTATACTCTTCAAGAGCTAATCTTCTTAACTCAGGAAAATCCCATCTTCCTCGTTTTGCATCCACTAAAATAATATTAGGGGGGCCATCTTCTACTGGGTAAAACACTCCCCATGTGGTTATAGCACTATAGTCGGCGGACTCCTTCTTACTAAACGCTGTGTCATAACTTTGCATAAGATAAGCCAACTGCGGTATTTTTGAACTTTCCCATGTGCGCCACCACTCACGTTTTAATATGGCACTTATCTCACTGGTTGGGTTCTGCTGCCATTGGGCTTCCCACTTACCTACGGTCAAACTACCCTTTACACTCAGCAAATCCTCTTTTTTCCAATACTCAGGCCACAACGGTTTATCATCTGGCATCAACGCAGGAAACTCTACAATATCCCACTTATCCGCTAATATATCTCTGCCCTGCTGTCGAATCAACTTTCCGGTCAAATCATTATCGGCCCAACGGGTCATTACAATTACTATACTGCCTCCGGGCTGAAGCCGTTGGCGCGGGCCACTGGTGTACCACTCATAGGCATTTTCCAACGCCATAGGACTAAGCGCATCTTGCTCACTGTGGGGGTCATCAATTATTAATAAATCCGCACCTCGGCCAGTTACCGCACCACCCACACCTGCCGCAAAGTATTCTCCACCATCATTTGTCTCCCAACGTCCCGCCGCTTGGCTATCCGCTCGCAACGTCACTCCAGGAAACAAAATCTTATACTCATCACTATTCATCAAGTTACGCACCTTACGGCCAAATCTAAATCCTAACTCTGCCGTATGCGTAGTCTGCATTATCTTTAAGCGCGGGTCATTACCCATCATCCATGCCGGTAACAAAAAACTAGCAAACTCACTCTTAGTATGGCGCGGCGGCATATTCACTATCAATCGCTTAATCTCACCTTTCGCCAACTTATCAAACTTCTCCGCCATCGTTCTATGGTGTCGGCCATTTATAAACTCAGGCCACGCCAACTTCACAAAGTCCATAAACCCCGCTCTGGCTAACTCTCCACTCTGTATCTGGCTTGCTCTATCTAACAAAGAAGCGTAATTCTTTAGCCTCTCTTCTGGAATATTCGACAATTCTTCTATGCTCATAAGTTTTATAGTATATCGAAAATTTTTATAGGACAATAAACCTTAGTGTTAAATAGTGTTCAAGGGTACTCTGTCCATAATTAATTTGACCATTACGAACTGTTCGAAACACTATAACAGCACCCTATGGGGTACTGTTAACTGTCTCTGGGGGGTTGCGGTTTAATGTGTGCTACGTGGTACCTTAGCAAAAGGTGCCAAGTACCTTTTATTGCGCGCACTAAAAAGCCGCTTGCTATGTTAGCCAAGCGGCTTGCTTACTTGCTAGGTTTAACTGCTACTTTTTAGTAACAGTTGGTGTAACTACTAATTGCACCAAAGGCTTACCAAAAAACGCATGCTTTTTAGTAATGCTATTAGTGCCACTTAGCAACATGCAAAGCGTGTTACCGCTTGCAATATTGCCTGTAACAATTTTGCCACCGCTAGCGGTAATGGCATTGGCTATTACACCTAAGTTAGTACTAGCGCCATTGCCACCAACAGTGGCTAGCGCCATTGTTTTAAATGCCTTACGCTTATTGGTACTAATAGTGCTAGCCTGTACGCCAAACAACGCGCACTGTAACTGGTGGCCACGTGTACCTGTATTGGTACAAAACATGCCACTGGCATGCTTAACCCAGTTAACCGGCGTAATGCCTAAGCTTTTGCCAAATGCTGTAACTTGCACAGTTACATTAGCTAAGCTGCTAGCAGCATTATTACTTAGCCAAGTGGCAATGCTTGCGCCATTGGCTTGCCCGTTATTGGGTAATGTATATGTAGCACCTTTGTTAAGGTTAGCTACGCCATTTACTACTGGAACTGATTTTTTAGTATTTTGCATATATATTTCCTTTAAAGTTTTAAGTATGTATTTAAGTAAGCAAGGTAATAATACCACCTTTAACACTTAATAACACACTTATTATACTGTTCATTTATACAGTATAATTATTAAGCATATGTAAACAGCAATTAGTAACATGTATATAGGTTACTGTTACGACTTTAAAAGAGTAAGCAAATGATATCTTCCTCCCTGATCGTTGGCGATCGGCAATGATCTAAGAAGATCGGCAATGATCTAAGAAGATCGGCAATGATCTATTGTTATATATACGAGGGCATAGGTCAACCGCCAATCGGCTCTTGTCAACTCTTCTCCTCTCGTAGTAGGGATCCGATTAGAAACGAACAGAGGGGAATGGACAAGAGGCGACTAGACTAGAGGGGAACTGACATGACTAGACGGGAACTGACAAGAGTAGACTAACCTTCCCTCCTCTGCGAAAGGATAAAGTCAAGCATCCCCTCCCAATCGTAGGGCTTTCTCGTACACCAGTCAGGTGTCATTTGTTCTTTTCTATCTCTTGTTGGTCCAATATCAATTGCCCTCTCCCCTCTAAATATATTTAGAGTCTCACCGGAAGGATGACCAACCAAGTTTAAAACACACCCTTTCTTCTGTGTGTATCTTATTTGCCACGCTATTTGATGGGGACTTAGGTTTACATACTTTAATGACTTTAAGCTATGCAGCTTGAGTTCTAACCAAAAAGGGAATCCATTTATGATCCCATGTACGTCTGGTATTCCTGGCGTTGCCCATGACTCTAAACGTGTCCAAAATACATCATGCTGCTTAGTTGCGTCCCGCAAGTTTTGCCACATTTTGCTTTCAGGTTTTTTCAACTTCGCCTTCTATTAGGATGCTATCCTCACCCACCGCAGCCAGTAAAGGGTACTGCTCTTGTAGTTTAGCTATTTCTCTTAGCACTTCTTCTTTGTTCATGTTGTCTATTTTACCATGCAGGATTTCCTTGCGCTCAATGTATAAGCCCGCAGCCTGACCCCTATTTTTCTCTGCTGCTACCGCTGAGGCATAAGCCCCATCACTTAAAGCAACGTCTCTTATTTCAGCTAGTTTTCTTACGTGGTTTTCAAATGTTACCTCGTACTTTAGGCCGAGTTCTTTTTTAACTTCATAGACTCTTGCTACTACGTGCGGATATCGCACCCCGTCTAGTAGTTGTGATGCTATTGCATGGGCGCTTTTTTTAGAGTACCCAGCCCTGACTGCTGCTTCTGTCTGGCTTACATCTTCGCAACAATAAATCCTCACAAATGTTTCTTGTTTAGGAGTTATCTTTTTTTCAGTGCGTGGGTTGGCTACGATTTTGAGGTGTGGCTTATGTGTCTTTTTAGGTAGGGGCATGGAGGAACTTTACTATATAGGACCAAAACTGCAAAGCAATAGAATCACTTTTTGAGTATAAACGACTCGCGCGTCCCAGAGTCTTGCTTGTCCACTATATGAATACTGAGATCAGTTGTTAGTAAGTCATTGTTAATTAACAAAGATATCCAGATAGTGTGATATTGTATATTATAGAATCTCAAAAAAGAATTGACTCTCTTTTTTTAAACTCCCCTATAGAGCAAACTTTGGTTGTTCTTGGATAGTCGCCCCTGCATACTACAAAAGTAGTAATACAAAAAACTTTCACATACAGGAGCATAACTAATGACCCCCACCCTTTGCGTACTTTGTGGAGAATCTTTAGCGGATAACGCTAAACCGGCGCATGTCGCTATTAACTGGTTGAATGGTCATAACCCCGACCCCCTAGCACCAACGGGCAGGGCTTGTGACAAGTGCAATGATGCGTTGGTTATACCGGCTCGCTTGTTTGGCCTTGCTATAGGAGACAAGTAAGATGTCAACACGCGGAATGTACATTTTTGAGTTTGAAAAGCCACAGGCGGTCTATGTACACCATGATAATTACATAGAGGGCGCAATACAGAAGTTTAAATCCTGGGCCGACACCCATAATAAGAGCTCTGTAGTACCCGCCCCCGTAGATTACCAAATGTTTATAGACCAAAATAAGGGGACGGCAGAAAGTAGTGAAAATTCACACCCCGATATTGAATACCGTTATCGGGTGTTTACCCCTTATTTTGAAAACATAAGCGGCAGAAAGTCCAACCCCCACCCCCAAGAAACAGATGTTCTTAACCTTATGGTTTTAGCCCAAAAAAGAAAAGAGTGGCAGCAGTGTCAAGCGAGGGAAATTGCTTGGGACAATCTGTTTTGCGGACCAATGTTTGTTTTTATAAACCAGAAGGAAGAATAAAAATGACAAAGTACCATAGAGATGTGACTATACAGTTAGAAGCTGAGCAGTCTATTAAAGCAAGTGAGTTAGTGCGCCGACGAGAGATTAGGAATGCGGTAGCCCAGTTGATAGTAGGAAGTACGCTTGGCTTGTTGATGTTTATTATCATAGTAGTAGCAGCTTTATTAATCTAATACCTAAACGAGGAGCTTTAAAATCATGAAAAAATATTATGTGAATATTTACAAAACTGGTCGCGCTTATGGCGGGCCAGAGGAAGGAGGTTGGTTTTACGGTTACGGTGAGTTTGAACACACCCTAGCGATATGCCCCCAACGAGGACAGGCGGCTAAGTTGGCCGAAAAAATACGCGAAAGCTTTAAGGAGGGGAATACCGAACAATATGAGAAAATAGTAGCAGCAGGAATCGCCCTAGCCGTGAACCAAATGGGTTTTGGACCCCATGATGGTGCAGATCCAAATGGGGAGGGTGATGACCGCTACCTAATGAGTGGTGGGCAATGGGGTGATGAATCTTTACGTTGCATGGTAGAAACCCACAAAGGAAAAGATTTCCCAGAGGAGCGGCCTCACTACGAGTAACAAACTATAGCCGTCTGTAACAAGACGGCTTTTTTGTGCCTAAACCTTTGTTTTCAGGTGGTTTTTTAAAAATAGAGTTGCGTGTAAGCCCCTGTAGAGCAAAAGGAAAATTAAGTGGGGTTAGGGCTAGGGGTAAAAATAGGAGTGTCTACGGGGGTTTTAAGTTTTTTGGTCTTGCGGGGTTAAGACTTCTTTTACTTGGTCTTGTATAAAATCTTGGGCTTTCTGGAGGAGCTCTTCCAGTTCCTCCTCATTTTGTAGCTCTATGTTCACTTGGATATTTATTTTCATCTTTTTCTTTTCTCAGGATTTGTGATTTCAAGGAATTCATGGTCTCACGGGAAGCGTCTGCCGGTAGGGAATGATGCAGGATTTTTACGTGGTCCCATTTGGTTGGAGGTGTCTTTTTTAAGACATACATGACATGGTAACGATCGTTGCTGAAGGAATGTATTGTGGGGATTGGTGTCTTCATGAGCGGCTCCTTTTATAAAATCCCCGAGAGCAGGGAAAAAGGGAAAACTGCTCTCAGGGAAGACCTTACAAGGAGGTAGACATTCGAGGTGTCCACCCCCGTATCTTATTCAAAGTTTTTTCTTTTGTACATCATCTTTTTCTGGATTGTGACAGGAGGTACAAACCCACCACTTCATTTGAACTCTGCTGCCCTCGGGAGGGTTCCAGACTACTTGTAAATCATTAGGATGCGTTTCTTTTTTGCATCGGTGGCAAATATCTTTAGTCATAGTATCCATATACATAGTCATCAGGATCCATTTTTGTATGGAGGTCAAGGTAGTAAGCCTTGTCTTTGAGGATTTCAACCCAGAAACATCTGTATTCTGGGTAGTTCTCTTTTTCTTCCACTGCTTTACAAACCGCTCTTTCTTCGGTGGCAAATGTATCACTGCCAATTCGGACCTCGGTATTGCACTCATCTCGGGCCATAATTATGTAAGTCATTGTTTAATCCATCCTTGATGCGCTGTAGCATTTGACACCGTGGGCTTCTAAGATTCCTGCGTAAGCTCTTGCCCCTGCTGATTTACTCAGCATACGCTGTGTAGAAGAACCCGCAGGGTTCCAAACATCGTAACCCCCGTCCCAAGCGGCGCGGTCAACTATGCCTTCTTTCTTTAAGAACCTACCGAAAGGCTGTGTGGCAGGACTAATCTTTACCCATGCAAATCCGCAGGGGAACCAGTCATTTGGATTGTTGTCTTCTTCTTCTTTGCAAGCTAGAATCGCTGCTTCTGTCGCGGCTTCATGTAGAAACTTACACTCATCGTGAGACATTTTCATATCATTACCCTTTCTTTGGTTTATGAGGTTACTGTTTTTATACTACAATAGTAGCGTACCAAAGCGACTATAAAAGAACTACTACTTTTTAACATTTGGGGGACATATGATTGCTCTTTTAGAAAGACTTCAACAGTTCATCATTAAATCAAATAAAAAATTAAATCAACCCATTAAATATAAGAATAAACATCTACTAGGTCTTATCGTACTTTTCCTCGTAGTGTTGATTTTGGCGGCTTAAACTATGACCGAACAAGAAGAGATTCAATTATTAGAAAAGCATTTACAAGAACACTTAGCTAAAGGGGAACCTTCCTCCTACAGAACGGAACGCTCTACCATCACCAAAGAAGGGGTTACTCGAAGAATTATTAAAAAAATTCCTGTTAATCCCAACGTGCTTTCCCCGATAAAACGATAGCCGGACCAACAATGGGGGAACTCTGTGTTGACCTGTATTTTAAAACGAGCTCCGTTGCTACGGGATTGTATTCCATGTTTTTTAGAAGTCCTTCTTCATTAACTAATAATTGAATAGTAGAACCATATTCCATGGACAAAACAATAAGTTCTACGTTTCCCCCTACCAGTTCTTGAGCGGTCTTTAAATCAGGCTTGTCCTCGGCTTTTACAAAAGTATGGACAATAGGAGGATATTTCATCAGAGTCTCCCATTATCATCTTCTGGATAGCGGTCGTTGCTATTCCAATAGGACAGCACCGCTCGGCGGAGTACTTCTTTCAAGCTGCGGCCTTCTTCTTTGCATAAGGTTTTCAAACGGGTGTAAGAAATATCATCTACTCTTACGTTTCTTCCTTCGTATTTGGTAGTTGTCATAGGTTTTTTTCCTGGATATCTTTATAGCAAATGATCCTTTCTATCTTGTCTATCTGTGCTTCAAGTTCTACTATTCTTTCAGTGTGTGTTTGAACAATACCAGTTAGGGCTTCTATGACTTCTTGTGTTGATATCGCGAACTTAGCTAAGAGCTCCTCTTCTTTAGAATTAAAGGGTTTTACTTTCATGAGAAGCCTCCTCTATTTGCGAATACACATCATCGGATAGAAACTCGAGTTCTCTATCCGTTAAATCCTCCGACGCGAAAGCGTGGTCTTCTTCATACACTCCTATGATTTCAATAGCTATTTTTCCATTACCGAAGATACCAACATCAGGTTCAGCGGGGTGGATTTCAACCATAACGGTAAACTGTGCTCCCGTCATGTTCACATAGTAAGTACCGAGTCCTGTATAGACAGGTGGGTTTTTGACTTTCATATTTAATCCCTTTCTGTGGATGGTTGTGTTATAAAGCAGCTTTTATAATACTGGTGGGAGTAATAGGGCGCAAGTGTTTTGTGCTCTTTACCAGAGGTATCTACTCATTAGGGTTTCCATAGAAATATAAGTAAGAGTAAATAAACTACAATCACCCAGAGCATTAGTACTCAGACGGAATTAGTACATGTCCGTCTGACATCATCCAAAGGTTAAAGTCCATGTCACATAAGTCAGTGAAGTCAATATCACGTGTCCACACTACACCGTCTGGTGGGTCACGTTTTAATTTCTTATGGCTTCTGTAGAGAGCTTCCATACTCTCCCCTTTCGCAGTGAGTTTAGCTTGGTGGTCTTTAACTTCTATGTTCAACACCAACATGCTTTCATCTTTCAAGTTTCTAAACAAAGGTAAAACCTCCGTTACAAAAATATCAAACAACCAGTACGCTCCGTTACCTCCTCCGCATTCACGGAAGTAATGTGCGCCTTCTGAAAGTAAAAGTATGCCTAGTGAGGGGGTCACGCAAAAGTGACGGATTGGCGGTAGCTCACTACCATTAAACATACCCAATGTTCTTAGGAAGTCATGGTTTTGTGCGCCTTCTGTAAGGCTTTTATCCCTATAAGGGTTAGTGTGACGTGGCTCTCGTGGAAGACCCAGTGGTGTAGTGATTTCTATACCCGTGATTGGGTCAAGAACGCCGTGGGAGGTTTGTGGTGTTTTCATGCTTAACTCCTTTCTGTGAGTTTATGGTTGTGGTTGCCATGTTCCTTGTACTTTATTCCCACAGGCAGAACAGGCAATGCCATGTAGGGTAATCTTATCTGTTAAAGGCCGCTCAAATAACCAAAAATGTTCACTGCCACATAAGCCACAAACATGGACTTCTATACGGCTAGGTGGGTCATCTTCATTTGGGGGGGATATCTCATTATTAAACTTTACTACTTTTCCCATAATTAGCTGCCTGTAAAAGTATATAGTAGCACAAGCAAGCACTCAACTTATAAAGTGATGTTTTCACACAGGATGGTAGCTGCCTTTTTAGTTGACTCACACCTTTTTTCCCATCCTCTCCCAAAATGTTCATAGTGCTTCAATGTTCGTAAGAACTTTGTTCTTTTTTCACTAAGTAATGCTAATGTTGAGTTGACGGGAGGTGTGTCTGGTTGATCCTTTGCCCCTTCAACTTTTTGGAATGTCTTAGGACCCATGATTCCGTCTGTTTTACATTCCCAAAATATTTTTTGGAGTTCTTTTACCGCTCTTGCAGGTCCAGAATTAACAGCAAAATCAAACAGGGCAATGTCTAATCCATGCGGTAATTTATCACCCCATATTTTATCCCAATACATTGTCTTATAAATCTCTTCTACTTCACTGTCGTGAATATCTCTCAAATCGTCAACTGTTAGGGGATATCGTGGCACTATCCCCTCGGGCGTAAGAAAATCCTCGTAGGTACGGAGAGTTATCCCTTTATTGGTTGCCCCTCCCGGATCTTGGGGATGGTTTACAAAACCTCCTTCATGCTGTAGCACTAGGTGAAGGGCGTGTTCAAAGTTTTCTCTCATCTTCCTTTTCCTAATAGGTAGCGAATTTAAAAAATTTCTGCACAAACTGCGGGACTTTGCTGCCATCATCGAACTCATCAAGTTCGTTATTCTCAGTGAGATAAGCCCATGTTCGGTAATCATTATAACCATCGTCATCCCAGACATCTTTTACGACTACAAATTGCTCGTAACTACCGTCCTCGTTTTTCTTTGATTCTCCCCACGCAGTCAAAGAATTCAGATCAATGGAAGCTTCCAATCCTTCGTGCTTTGCTCGAGCAAGAGTTGTCTTGTGGTCAAATGAAAAGAAGTGGTCATGATCTTCAATACCGCCATCTTTTGACATCAACTCCCAATCAAACTCATACGTTGTTTGGTTACTCATCTTCGTTCCCTCTTTTTCCAGGATAAAGGCCAGATTTTTATACCACCGGCTCTGGCAAACCGGACATACAGCGATACTAAACGCCGGTATTCTATTACAGGATAAAACTGCTGTTTATTCTTACTCTCATGTGAGTGCTGGAAAACCTGTGCCTTCGTTTATTGTAATATATGGGACACATTTTTTTCCCAGTGAAGTCTCTCAATCTATATTCCTCTCCAATTATTCTTACGTCAGGCGTTTTAATTTGAAGTATGTCTAGTAAATCTTTCTCTCTCTCGTAGGGAATTATTTCGTCTACAGAAGACAGTCCTTGTAGCTGTATGTATCTTTCTACTAAAGATTGCAGAGGAGGATTTTTCTCTGGTCTCTCTATTGAAGGGTCAACATGCAGACAACAAATGAGATAGTCACATTGCTTTTTAGCATCTTCTAGCATAGCCACATGACCCACATGCAGGAAATCAAAACAAGAAGCTGTTAATCCAGTAACCATGTAAATAACCTACTATATAAAAGTAAAGCGTAACAAAGCGATAATAAGGGAGCAATTAAGTTAGCATCTCACTGTGATTATGTTTTAATCCCCTTGTCTTTGGTTTTTCAGAAAAGGTTGTTTTCGCCTCCCCCCAGTTTGGTCCGAACTCAGCATCGATTATAGAAGGTACTTCTAAACCCACGCAGTCCTGCATAAGCTCGGTGATACGCTTGGCTTGAGCCTTACTCTCTACAGAAACATCTAACTCATCATGCACCTGTATCATAGGTGTTATACCTTCTTCCCACAATGCAACCATAGCTGCCTTAGTTTGATCCGCCGCACTACCCTGTACGAGCTTGTTCAGAGCCTTATAAGTAAAGGCCCGTTTAATAGCTGCACCATGTTCGTTGAACGCCTGTGGATACTTTAAGGGCTTATGGATACCGTACTTACTTGGCTCCCATAAATCAAACCGGCATTTACGGCCTAGCAATGTTCTTATAACCCCTTTACGAGCAGCCCGATTAATTGTGTAATCTGCAAGCTCTTTAACAAAAGGGACTTTCTTATGATAGATTGCAAAAAGTTCTTTCGCATCTTCTAATTCTAAACCAAGCGTTTCAGCTAACTTGTTACTTCCCATTCCATAGAACAAACCTAAGTTAATATCTTTAGCTTGTTTGCGTGGAACACCTACAATGTCAGCCGCCATTTGATGAAAGTCTGTGCGAGGGTCTTTTTGGTACTGGTCTGCAAAATCACCGGCTCCCCTAAAACCCATCAACTTTGCGTAGTGAACAACAATACGTGGCTCTTGACTACTATAGTCAAACGAACCCCATTCACAGTCCTCCTCTGGTAGGAAGAGACTACGAATCATTGGTCCTATTTCCCCATGACGGGCAGGTATCTGCTGTAAGTTAGGATTACTGTAACTAAATCTTCCTGTAACAGTGCCACCGAAGTCACTACGCAAGGGGTGTAACTCGGCATGTATTCTGCCCTTTACTTGGTGTTTTAAAATTGTGTCTATAAAAGTGGTTCGTGCTTTATTAAACTCTCTGGCTTGCACAACCATTTGAGCTACAGGGTGACTGTGATTTTTTAAAAAGTTTTTAGTGAAGCTAGGAGCATTTGTTTTTTCAGTTTTCTTATAGGATAGACTTAATGAATCAAACACCTTAGCCACACTTTCTGCTGCCCAAATCTCTACTTTTATATTGGATTGTCTTTTAATCTCTTTAAGCAAAAGATTTTCTTTTTGTTCTAAGTTCTTTTTTATAACCTCGGCTTTATCTAAATCTATGCGTACTCCTCTTTCCCGCATATCTATTATTACTTTTAAAACCTTTAACTCTAAATCAAAAACATTGCTGACTTCTTCTTTCTGAATTAACCCCTTGAACTGTTGCCATAGCCGAAGTGTTAAGCGAGCATCTTGTTCTGCATACTGTCCGACATATTGAGCAGGTAATTTATACATTTCACTTTTAGCATTAACACCAAAAGTTTCTGCTGCTTCGCGCAGCCCCTTCTCTGATTTGTTCGCTTGTAAGTAGTCTCGGCTAAGTGCATTAAGAGAATAAGAGAAACGATTCTCATCTATTAAAGGGGCGCAAACCATTGTGTCTACAATGCGTCCTTTTACTAACACTCCTTCTGCCCTTAACCAACCAACATCATAAGGGGCATTGTGAAAAATATAATCTCTGTCTTTAGACACAACATCCCTTAACCAGTTGTAAGTGATATGTGGGTCAAAGTTACTGCCTATCTCATGTCGTATAGGAAAGTACCAACTTCTTCCCTCCACTGCCACCGCCACCCCTATGACATGCCCATCATTTCTAGCCCATCCTGAGCCACAGGTCATAAGGTTGGGGTCTTTAGTTTCTAAGTCAATAGCAATTTCTCTATACTCGTCTAAGTCTGGATACCCGTCGGGCATTACCCATTCAGTCTGGGGTTGAATTAACGGAATCTGCATCTTCATCTTGATCTTCCTTTAACAAGGGTTTAGTAGGCCGAACAATTAGAGGTTGCTTGCAAACAGGACAGATAGGCCAATGGTTCTTTAATGTCCTAAAAGAAATATTGCGACTGGTACAGTTGTGTTTACACTCAGCTAAAACCTTTTTGTCCATCTCATTCATCAAGGTTTAAAACCTCAGACTCTACTAAAAGCAGGTATCTACGCAAGTCACGTATATCATCGAGTAAGCCATCATCTCTCCGGTCTTCCATCATAGCTCTAAAAACATCGTAAGAATGTTCTTGGTTCTTCACAGTGTTTTCAATTCTATCCCATTTACGGGCTAACATCATATACGCCCCTACTCCCCCACGCTTTTTCCAACTGTTCCCATAATCTTTTTCTTTTTCTATAAGTGTTTCTATGTCCGACTGCATTGCTATACACACTCTCAGCATCTGCTGACTTAATGGATGGGAGAAAAAGTTAGAAACCGCCTCCTCAATGTAAGGATCTTTTGTGGATTCTCCGGTACAACCATTCGGTACATGCTCTTCTCCAAGCTCTGTCATCTATTTTCTCCGCTAGTTCAACTGCTTTAGTTAAGTTATCTTTTTTATACTCCGCCCATGAACTTCTTACGAAGCTACAAGTTTCAGATAAATAATCATTGAGGTACTGTTTCGAATCCTGGATATCGGCCATCCAACTGTCAAGCTCTACATCAAATGTTTCTTGAACAGTAACTAAAGGAGGAGGCTTATAAGAAAGCCCATCTTCCCCTAATGTTAAGTAAGGGTCATACTCTCGTGGCAACCCTTTTAATTTTTCTAGCAGATGACTATAGGCATGAAGGTTATTAGTAAAATGGTAATAACTCCCTATCTTTCCACCTACTCTTGCTGCCATGTACTCATGTAAAACACTCATATGAACAGCATTAGCGCCAAATGTTCCCCATATCAAATCGTTACTTCGATTAGTTATAGTCATGTCTAGCTTGTTAGTGTCTGAGTGAAGGTTAAAATAAATGGCGGTGTTACAAGGTAAATCATTAATAAGGTTATCCTCTCTTAAATCTGAGTTACCGTCCCACATAGATACCACCGTTCTTCTATCATCGGGATAAGTTCTTAAACGCTGAACAGCAATTTCTAATTGGTCTTTCTTAAACCAGTTACGCCACCGATATCCGTATGCCCCATGGAATATTTTCCCATCATCTGAAAATTCATGGATACGGCTATTGTATTTATCCACAAACTTTACATCTCTTCTCCCATTGAGCATCCACAATGATTCCATTAAATGGAAAAAAGGATTCGCATCTCGTTGTTGGTAAAACAACACTCTTTCTACTGGGTTACAGTACTCTATTAAAACAGGGGAATTAAAAGCTATAACCTCACCGTTACGGCTGTCACTTCTTTTTCCTTCTATTAAGAGTGCTTCCATGACACGAGATAAACCCTCGCTTGGACCCCGTACACTAAAGGTATACATCTTTTAATCCTCCTCTACTAAGTCAGCCCCTATACCAAAGAATTTTAAATTTTTCTTGGAAGCTTCCCTTACTTCGTCACTTAACAGTCCTTTCTCGGCACTATATTGGTTTGTGTCTCGATCAGCAAAATCTAACCATTGAATAACATTTTCATAAGCACCTGCCACTTTTTGTAGATCAAATCTTGGTAATAACTCTAAGTTGTTCTCGCGTATTGTTTGCCACTGCACCTTATAGTCTTCACTTAAACAATGGTCAAGTAAGGCAGCGTAATAATTGGGAGTGGTATCGTGGGGAATTTGTACATAGTTAAGATCTGGTTTAAATATTTTACTGTCTTTCATTCCTAGGTCAGTTGCCATAGGGACAGCACCACATATCATGGCCTCTACAGTTGTACGGTTAAAATGAGCTCCGTAGGCGGCATACTTATAAGACCAACTTGGGTCTACCTGTAGTTTAGACTGCATTAAATGGGCATACACACTAGAGGTTGGGATAGTTCCCAAATACATCATTCCTCTTCTGAGAGCTTCGTCCCAGATTTTTGTGCCGTGTTCATTATAATATTTAGGTTTGCACTTATCCTCACTTGTCATATAGCGGTACTCAATTCCCGACCCCCCAATACGTTTATGTTGAGTACTGTTCATTAAAGGAATAGCGCGTATTAATTCGTCCACCCTTTTCCATGCTTTAAAAATCTGTACTGAAGTAAATCCATTTCTTGCATCAAAACCTAACGGAGCAAAGCCCTCAGGATTTCTACGCCATGCGCGTAGGTCAAAGGGGTTAACAATTAATATACGTTTTAGGTCAATAGTAGCGGCCGAGTTGTAAGCGGCCTCATGTACACATATCAACCCTTTAAAATAATCTTTGACATGGTTTAAGTGAGGATACAGTTTAGGGAAGTTACCATCATGAAGAATGGCAAAGTTTTTAGCTCGTGGATTATATAACTCTACCCACTCCGCAACACCTTTGTTTTCTTTGTTTAAGGTAGGTACAGGTATGTGCCACAACACCCCGTCATATTCCTCGCAGCGGTCTCTGAAGGCTTCTCGAGCGGTTGCGTTTAGGTAAGGTACTTTAGGCAACCCTGTCCATCCTCTAGCTTGGTTAAACTTATAACCTGTACCTTCTGGATTAACTTGCCAGTCTGTACGCTTGGATTGTACGTTAATGATCTTGTGTCTAGGACATAACATAACCACATCTACTTGATGACCGTTACGCCTGAACCCGTGTGTGAGATTTTCAAGATGGTTTATTATCCCACCGTAATCTTGTATTTGGTAAAGCGTCATTAAGATTTTCATTCAACTGGTCCTCTTTTTATAGGGTAGACTCCACCTACTTTGTATTTACAGATAGAACGTGGCCTTCCTTGATTTTCCTTCACCCGCATGTATTTGTCAAACTCACATAAGCTATGCTCTATACAGCGCATGTCAACATCACCAAAAGCGATGGGTTTATAACCTCTTTTGTGTGCTATTTCATGAAGCATGTACTTAGAAGAAAGTAGATAGCGCATCTTGAATAAGGCTTCTTTTGGCGCATGTCTCTTCTTAAGATCTTCCTTCCAGATACGGTTAAGTCCACGCAAAGCTCCAGGACCGGCATTAGCCCAACTATATCTGTCTACAACATAGTCGGTGGGGTTTATAAGTCTTGCCTCTCCACGAGATCTCCCTGAAAAGGTTCCACGTACCTTGCTGTAGGTGGGGGTATGTAATAAATCACAAACCACCTCGTAAGCCATAAATCCTCCTCCACCAAATCCCCTAAATTTACTTAACTCACTATGAAGCGCCCTGCATGAAGTAAAAGGGTTGCCAGTGATATGGTTAACGGTATCACCTAAAGGAAATTGGCGGGGAGGTTGCATTGATTCCCATAGCGGGGTAATAAAATTATCTATAACCACTTGGCTTTTCGGGGCTTTAATGCCTTGATTAGTAACTATATACGCGCCCGTAAAACACTTTTGTTTTCTACCTATACGCGACTGTATAATTTGCTTTATCTTTTTAGGATCAAAGTGATGTGCTGTTATCCACCCATGCTGTTCTAAAAACTCTTCGGCAAACTCTATCGTGCCTACCATTCTAAACAGGGCAGCGTTGATTATATTGTTCTGTTGTGTGGCTTTTTCTTCTGTCTTTGGGCGGAAGTTTTCACGCATCCAAATAGTTACTGCATCGTTTTCTCTAAACGGATTAGTAAACTTATACTTCTGAAGAATAGGGTTATCAGTCCAAGGAGCTCTTTGGCTAGAAGAAACGGTGTGATTTACGGATGTGATAGGGGTAAAAGGGGCAAGCTCCCCAACTCGCCTACGGTACATTTCATGACGCTCAACAATCCAATCGTAAAACCCACTGTTGATTAACTGTTTTTCATCTATGACGAGCTTTTCTTTTAGTGCTGTGTAGGTTGAATCCATATGATTCTCCTTTCTTTGAGAACAAGTTATTTATACTATATAAAGTATGCCTGTTTATTTTTCATATAGCTAATAAGGTAAGTTATAACCCTGACTATACATAGGATGTACCAAGTGTAACTCTTTCAATGCTCGGGTTAATCCCACATAAAAAACTCGTGCTTCATCCTCTTCATAATGATCTGTCTTTCTCCACATAGAGTATGGGCGCTTCATTACATCAGTTAGTAACATAACATTACTGGCTTGCGCTCCTTTAGCAGAATGAATAGTAGAAATCCTAATGCGTGGCTCTTTATTTAAAGACTCACCTTTTCTCAAGCAAGCCTTTATATAGTTTTTATCATCTTCTGCTATTTTCCCCAGACCAATGTCCCACGGTAAGCTATGAAGTAGGCCATGCTCTGCTTTCAATTCTGTTAAAGAGTAGAAGGTTCCTTCTTCACCTTTAGGCATAGCTTTTTGTCCATAAGCCACCTGTGATTTAGAGAACATTTGTTTATACGTTAACCTAACTTTTTCGGCAGTAACACGCTCTCCCTGTAACAACAGTTCCCATATTCTAACCGCTTCTAAAACTTGAGAGTCAATACTTTGTGAGCTATTAAAAGAATACAAGTGGCCCCTTCTTCTAACCTCTTCTTCTATTTGTTTCGCTCCTCGAGTAGTGCGACTCAACAACAGCCAATCGTTTTCACTTAAATCAACTTGCTCGGAGTGGCTGTGCCACTGGATTTCCCCCCTCTCATCTCGTGGGGAAAATGTCTTTTCTCTGCGCCCTACAATTCTTTTGATAACATCCGTAGACAAAGCATGGTGGCTAAAAGGAATTCTGTAACTTTGATTTAATAAAGTCACCTCTCCCTTTAACTCAATAAAATGCTTCACGTCTGCCCCTGCATATCTAAAGATAGCTTGGTCATCATCTCCCGCGACATAACATATCTTACTGTTTTCTTCTAATCCCCTAACCATTTCCCACTGGATGGGGCTTAAATCTTGAGCCTCATCTATAAACAAAACATCAAACTTAGGGGACAACTTATTCTTATTAAAGTATTCAAGCATATCTGTGAAATCAAATAGCCCGTAAGTTTTCTTCCAATGATCTAGACCTTTGTCCACATACTTTACTCTAGCCCAATCTGTTTTAAGAGGAACAATACTTTCTGTGTACACTTTCTGTAACGGTTGTTTTAAAATCTTAGAAATGTTTATAAGCTCTAAGAACTTATCCCCGTATCCAAAATCTTTAAACGGTCCTTGATCATTAGAATGTTTATCAATAAAGAAATTACCAATCTTTAACCAATCAGCTACTTCTTGATAGTTAGATGCAGTCATGATCTGACTGTGGGTTAACCCCGCTTGCATGAAAGCCAAACTGTGCAATGTTCTAAAGTAAGGTAAATCTTTTTTACTTAAATTAAACCTCAAGCAAGCTCTATCCACTGCTTCTTTAGCTGCTCTTCTAGTAAAAGCAAAGTACCCTATTCTATCGGGGGCTACTCCTTTTTCTAAATAACTTTCTACTAAATTCAATAACCTTGTTGTTTTCCCTGTTCCTGGAGGCCCCAAAATTATTTTCACTATAAAATATCTTCTTGGGGAATCGGAGGTAACGGTATTTCTAACTCCGTATCTGAGTAATAGTTTTGAGGAAGAGACCAAACATGCACCCCTTTATTTCTTACCCTCCAAAACATTTTCTCTGCTCCTAAATCTTGTAAACGTAAGGTAATCTTATTAGAGGTGTAGTGGTTAAAATCATTGACGGTTAAATGTTTCTTTAAGTCTTTGATTTGAAAGTAAACCCGATCATCTATCCACACCGCTATACCCTGTAAAATATCTTCTCTGTCCTCTCCTTTAGCTCTTTCTGCAGAAAAAGAATAGAGCAGCTCTTCAAATTCTCCTTTAAACGTAGCATCGGGCGGGACTTCTACTACAGTGAGATTATCCAAAAGGGTTTGTATTCTAACTTGCCATCCTCTTTGAGCAACTGTTATAGGAAACTTATTTATCTGGCTTACACACTCTTTTTGAAACTGCACTTGGGAAGTTAATCCATTAGTAGAAAGCTCTACGCGATTACCATCTACGTTTAATATCCAAATAGGGGGGTCACCATCTATTTTAGTTAAGCTACTTAAATCACTGCCTAAAGCTCCTGGACCAACCCCGAATTTTCTACTCTTACAAACCTCTTTATTACAAAAAGGCTTTA